TGCTCCTGTAATGTACGATGTGCATTGCACAGCTGGTGTGTTCTACATGCTCAACACTAAGTACCTCACACTTGTAGGTCACTCAGGCAAGTGGTTCTCACAGACAGCATTCGTGTCTCCAGAAGACGTAGATGCTCGTTACGCACTTATCATGTGCTACGGTAACTTGACAGTCCGTAACCGTGCTAAGCAGGGTAAACTGACAGCCAAGACAGCCTAATAACTTTAACAATTAAGGAGAAACTACAATGCCATTAATCGCAAATGACACAGACGGTGCAGTAACACGCAAGCGTCTTGAAACTTGGGCAGCCAAGGAAGAAAAAGTAACTGTTGTTGCAGCAACTGACGCAGCAACCACACAATCAGCAGCAACACTTGCTGGAGCAGCAGAGGTCGTCTACACAATGACCCCAACTACAGGTCGTGCCCTCACGACACCAACAGGTGCTGAATTGGGTGCAGCTTTTACAGACGAAGCAGTTGGAAGTTCTTTCCGATTCTCGGTTGTGAACCTTGCAGCATCAACACACGCAATTACCCTCACGGCTGGCGCTTCTGGCGTAACGCTTGTAGGTAGTGCAACAATCGCAGCTGCTAGTTCAGCTACGTTTGTTGGTGTTTTCACCGCAGCAAATACGGTTAGCATCTACCGCAAATAGATATAATGTTTGGGTGGGGGATAAAAGCCCCCACCCAACAACTATTAAAAGGAGAAAGCAATGCCATCAGCAAAACGTAAACCAGTTCGTAAGGCGATGCGAAGCGCAGATGCTTACGGTAGCCCAGCCAGAAAACAAGGCGTAGCAAAAGGAACATACAAATCAGGTGGTTTGTACAGTTCGGGTCGTGCTATGGCAATAGCTCCAGGCACCAAGAAGCGTGCAAAGTTTCGTGATTCAGATACGAAGTTGGGTAAAACAACTTCGGCAAAAGAGCGCAACATGCCTGCTAAGCGTCAGAATGTAACATCGTACAAGCCTCGCAAGGGTGCGGATGCTTACGGTTCGCCACGCAAAAAAAATAGTCCACGATAATTAATCATGCGTGGAATGGAAGAAGCTTTTGGGATGGGCGCTGGTGCGTCTGTCCGTAAAGGCAAAACAGTAAAGCAAGTTCGCCGTGCAAGAAAACAAATTAATGCGGTAAAAAAGGCAAAAACCAAAGTAAGCACGAAACCAGAAATGCGAACAAACAATACTTCTGCCCGAAAAGCGTACATAGGTCAAAAGGTTGCAGCACCTAAAACCAACCTTTCGTCTGGTGGCAGATTTATGCAAAGCGCCGATACCCGAGAATCAGTTCGGGACGCTTATCGCAAAATCAAGAATCGTCGCAGAAGTGGTTTGACCCAAAAAAGTTAATTAATTCGTAATTTGGGGTGTGCCCCCCACCTTCCAGGGCATACCCCAAGTAACGAAAAGGACAAGTAGTGATGAAGAACGCACAATTGTCCGGTGAATATTACGGCGTACCAATACAAGGTATCCGTCCTTCCGCAGAAGTTCCAGGCTCACGCCAAGCACCACCAAGCGGTCCATATCTTGGACGCGGTAATTTTTGTGCTGCAAACGATGATACATGTACGGGTCGAAAAGCCAAAGGCACCGATTACTGCATGGGGCATCTACGAAGCAGAGGTGAATCATAATGACAATGAGCCTTGCCGATGTTCGCACTATGGTGCGAAACATCTCCGACCTTGATTCGGTAGATTTGCCAAACACCATTATTGACAATGCTGTGAAAGAAGCATTTCAGCGCATTATCGCTCTTGAGCGCCGATGGCCAAAATACCAAGAAACGTACACATTCAACACAGTTGCAAGTCAGCGACCATACACAATATCTACAATTGGCGATATTCGAGAAGTCATATCTCTCGTAGACACATCTAGCGCAGGTAGTCGTTTAACGATGATTCCCTACGACAACGCAGAAGACATTTGGTTGGGTAATACTGACGTTCCTTCCCGCCCATACTTTTACGCAATATGGGATGCACAGCTACACCTATATCCAAAGCCTGATGCCATTTATGCGATAACACTTCGCGCTTATCGGAACCCTGTTTACACTTGGTTGACGAACACATCTGAGGCAATTGACCTTGATGAGTGGTTCCATGTTTTGCTTGCATATTTTGTGTTGGCTCGTGTTTATCAGCGCCAAGAAGACCCAGAGCTTTCAGCAATGTATCTCAGGTCGTTTGAAGAAGGCGTAGCTATGGCTCGCCGTGACTTGATGAAGACCCCTAGCGCAAGACCTTTGTTGATGTCGGCTGGTAGGCAGTATCCAACTATGCGTCGTTGGCTGCAAACCCTTGGCGCAACGCTAGGTACATAATGGCTCAGATTCTTCTTGAGCGCTATGACGACTTTACTGGCGGCCTGAATCTTCGAGCCGACCAGTTCTTGCTTGCCAAAAACGAGTCGCCAGACATGCTCAATGTTGAAATTGACCCTCGTGGTGGCGTGTTTAGTCGTGGTGCAATGCAGCGTTTAAATACAACTGCTGTTGCAGGTACTTGGGCACCTGACAAACTTCATGCCTTCTATGGTGCTACGTCAACAATTATGTTGGCGAATAGCACAAAGGTTTATCGTTCTACTGGTGGAAACTTTTCTACTCTTGCCTACTCATCGGGTAACGACATTGCTACAACGAACGCGCATGGCGCGTCGTTTGCCAATTGGGGTTCAACGCTATATATCAGCACAGGAGCAACAGCAACGGCTGGATACAAATGGAATACAACAGACACATACGCAACAGCCTTAACCGCATCTGGTCCTACATGGCAAGCTTATGTAAGTCCCGTGGGTGGATACATGCCAAAAGCGGAACACAACATTGTGCATGCCAACAAAATGTTCGTAGCCAATACAAGGGAAAATGGCGTAAATTATCCTGACCGAGTGCGTTGGTCGCACGAAGGTTTGCCCGAGGATTGGATGGAAGACGACTACATTGACGTCAAGGGCGGCGGTAGTGGAATAAATGGCTTGGCTGTCGTGCAGGGTCAACTAGTTATTTTCAAAACTAATGCAATCTATTTGTTGGTTGGTACGGAATCAGACAACTTTAATGTTGTGGAATTGACAAATACTCTTGGTTGTTCTAGCCGCAACAGTATTGCCGCAGCGGAACAAGGTGTGTTTTTTTACTCAACCCCAGAGGGTTTATTTTATTACAACGGTTCTGTGGTTGAAGATGTTTTTGATGCCTTGCGCCCAATTGTGGACGACAAAGAACTTAGTGCATTGAGCACGGAACCTTATAGCGTTTCCTATGTTGGTCGTCGTGTTTGGTTGGCTTTGCCGTACGATGATACATCGTCGGCAACAGCCCCAACTGTTAATTTTGTTTTTGACCCATCACTTGGTCGTGGTGGTGCATACATGCAGTTTGCTACAGCAGACAGCAAGGGTGTTATTGGTGGCATTAACTGGACCGATTCAAACAATGACAATTTACGATTGATGATTCACCCAACACAACCGTATGTGTTGAAAGTTGATTTGTACGACGAGGAACAAGACAACATCGCGGGAACGCCTGCTGGTTTTGCTTCATACTACAGAACCGGTTGGATTGATGGCAGTACCTATGCTCAGAAGAAAATGTTCCGCCGTCCAGATATTGCTTTTAAGCAAGTTGACACACAAAGAATTGTAAACGTGAAAGTGTTTCACGATTACGAAGAATCATCTGGTTCTGAACGCAAACAATTTAATGCAACCCTTGGTGCAGCGGGTGAAGGAATGATTTGGGGTACCGACCTTTGGGGGACTGGTTTGTGGGGTAAGCAATCAGAAGGTGTTCAAATTATTAATGGTTCAAATCTTGGTTTTTGCCGTTCGGTAAGTTTATTGTTTACTGGACCACTATCGCTTGACTGGGGTTTTGACTCTATTGCAATTAAGTACAACAACCGAAAGATGACAGGATAATGCCACTTACAGTACCTTATTCATTTACCAACGGAACAGTTGCTGAAGCTGGTGAAGTTAATAGCAACT